GCTATCTGAAAGAAGAAATGAAGAAGCGGAATAATATCATTCACGACAAATCTAAAATGCGGAAGATCCTTAAAGACTTTGGCATTCATCCGGAGCAAGTCAAATGAAAATGCTAAAAGTGTTTGATCCATACAAAGGAAAATCATTAAGAAGAAAAAAACAGATCGCCGCCATTCCGAACGTCTTTGATTATCGAACGCTTCTTTATATCGGCGCGTCTCCGAACCGCTTCGAGCTTATCGACGAATTCTTTTATGCCGGTTATGAGATCGACGTTCTCGAGATCTTCGAACCGAACGTGAAAGCGCTCGAGATCATGAACCGGCGCTGGAAGATCTTCAAAAACATCATGCTCGGGGACGTCCGCGAAGTTGAGCAGATCCTAAAGCATCTATATGATGTCATTGTCTTCTGGCATGGGCCGGAACACCTCGGACTTCTGGACTTCAAGCCGACGCTCCGGAAGCTCGAAGACTTCGCGCTGCGGCTTCTGATCTGCGGTTGTCCGTGGGGTGACTATCCGCAAGGCCCAGTCAAAGGAAATGAACACGAGAAGCACTTGTCTTCTCTCTTTCCAGAAGACTTTCAGAAGCTCGGATACAAAACATCAACGCTCCGGAATCGGCCTGGCCGCGGCTCGAATCTGCTGGCATGGAAGGAAACGGATTAAGTTGAAAATAATTGCGATTTCAGGAATTCCGCTTTAAAAAAGTTCCTGCAGGAAACCTGGTCATCTTTACAGATTATAACTTAAAGGAGAATTTGAATGAAGGTCAAAACCGTTAAGAATACGCCGTGGCTGGTTCCGGCCGCAATTAATTATCTGCGCTTTCTCTGCTCTCGCGTGATCGATCTCGGCGGCTCGCTGAAAGTGATCGAGACCGGTTCCGGCGGATCAACGCTCTTCTTTGCTGAATACGCCGATCATCTTCTTTCCTTTGAGCATTCACGGAAATGGTTTAATATCGTTGATAAAGCGCTTGAGCATTATGACCGGTGCTTTATCGAACTTCGTTTCGATCCGGACTATCCGAGGGAAGGTCTTCGCCATATTGACAAAGATTATGACATCGCACTCATCGATGGCCGCGGTCGAGTTAGATCGATCGCATCAGTTGTCGGTCATATAAAAGACGGCGGCTTTCTAATCCTCGATAATGCCGAGCGGCCGCGATATAGACCGGCTGTCAAAGCGCTCAATCTTGCATTCAAGGACAAGATCGTTTTCGAAAAAGACTGGACAACGACATTCTGGCGGATACAGAATAAAAAGAAATGAAGGAGAAAGACAATGGCGATCGGATGGCTTATAAGCATTGCTTCGGCAGATGATTATTTTTTACTTGAACGATTGCACAGCAAGTGGTGGGATGCTCTTAAAATGTCTGGAGACTCGAAACAAACCGCAGCGCTGACTCAGGCTTATAACCGGCTTTACTATGGAGACGAATTCATTCTGCCGACTTTTGCTGACGCTTCGGCCGACCAGCTTGTCGTTTTGCGGAAAGTGAATTGCGAGATGGCTTATTATCTCGCGCAGCATTTGAATGACGAAGACCGGCGGAAAAATATTCAAGCTCAAGGAGTGATTCGAGCCGGCATTGTCAAAGAGGATTATTATGCGGACATGCTAAAAAATACACCGGTTCCGCCATTCGTTCGTGACATGCTCACGGCCGCCGGATTCAAGAAAGCGAAACTCTTTGCGATCGCAGAGATCGAGAGAGACGAGAATTTACCGCTTCGAAAGTAACCTTTCGGACACCGCTAGATCTTGTATTTTGCGGTCCGGACAAGACACTATATCTTGTATGAAAAGAGAACAAAATGCGAATCGCGGAAATCCCAGAGCAACCGGAATTAACTGCTCTCGGCAAGCTTTATGAAAACATTTCGAAAGACATCGTCACGGATCTTCTCTCTGTGGATCTTCTCGGTTATTCAGATCTCAAGGCAAATCAGATCCGGCGGAAAACCGATGCGAATATTCGCCGGCTGAATGTGATCGCGCTTAAAACTTCAAAGAGATTTATTCCGGATGCGTATGACCTGGCGCGAAAAAGATCAGTAACTTCTCTTCGAATCCTCGGCGCTGACGTTCTTCATGATCCGAAGTTTGAAAAAGCTCATAACCTCACAATTGAAAAATTCATTAAAGAGACGGCCGACACTCTCATTTCAGCGAACGGATCTATCCGGAAGACGACTGAGAATTATTTATTTTTTATTAAACAGATCTCCGGTTCTTTACAACAGCTGGAAGAGTTCGGCGGCGGCCTTTTGACTGATGAGGATCAGGATTTTATTTTATACCAGATCTCAAAGGCCATTGATAAAGGAACCTCACGCGGAACGATGTCAGCGCGGATCAAAGGCGTGATTCAACACCGGCTCGGAGACAGACAATTAATCGAAATCAAAGGTCGATATTACAGGATCGATAAATATGCGAAGCTCGTTGCGCGGACGGAAATGCGCTTTTCTCAGACCGACGCGACGGTCAACACTTGCAATCAATACGCAAACGATCTCGTTCAAGTCTCAGATCACGGCACGTTGACGGAGATCTGCGAAGAGTTCGAAGGAGAGGTTTATTCGATTTCCGGCAAAGATCCTGACTATCCGCTGCTTATAGCATGGCCGCCTTTTCATCCGAACTGCAAACATTTTCTGACGCCGACTTCGAAGGAAGCGATCTCATTCGAATCGACTTATAAAGGAGCTTAAAAATGGTCATCGATGCTTATATGAATGAAACTGTGAAGCTACTCCTTCCGAATCCGCCTGGCGATTTTATGGAAAAGACGCCGCCGACTGAAGTTGAGATCCCTGCTCGAGTCAACTGGATCAATAAACTCGTGAAAAATATTGAAGGGGAAGAAGTCATGTCGGCTGTAAATATTGACATCGATCACGACGCTTCGATCTATTATGATTATAAGGTTGAGATCACCAGCGTTAAGTTTTCGATAATAAAGATTGACAGAGTTCAAGACTTTTCTGCACAATATTTGAAGGTATATTTATCATGAGCGGCTATTCAATGGACTTATCAAAATTCGCAAAAGACTTCACGCGGATCACTCAGAAGACAATCCCGGACAAAGCCGGCGATGCGAGTTTTAAGGTTGCTGCGATGACAATAAATGATGCGATAAAGAAAGTTCCGAAAGCGCCATTCGATGAAGGACACTTGAGAGCTTCGCAATTTATTAATCTCATTTCAGGCCAGAAGCTCGGAGTCGAACTCGGCTTCAATATCGAATATGCTGCGAAATGGCATGAGCTTCCGAAGGAAAAATCAAACAAGATCGCCTGGACAACGAAAGGATCAGGAAGTAAATATTTGTCATCGAAGCTTGCAATGTATAAAGATAAATATATAAAATTTTTAGCGAGTATGATTCATGCTTAAAGAGATCTCGACTTTCATCCTGAACCGGATCAATGCCGTCAATCCATACTGGACGCTTGACATCAATTATTTTGTCGGCCATAAACCGGTTCGAAATAAAAACGGTCTCACGCTTGAACAGCTGGATCGAATAGCTGTGATCCTTGAGAATTCACCGGCGGATCTTATCGGTGATCTTCCGGATCGACAGGACAAGCCGATCCAGATCTTGAACAGACATTCGAATTTCTTCACCGCTCGCGAAGATGCTTATCAATTTTTTAATGATCTTCACGGTGAGAATGAATGCGATTTACCGGTGCTTTCTTCCGGTTTATCATACACCGTCATGGTTATTGACGGAATCGGTTCGCCAGTACCGATCGAGAATCCGGACGAAAAAGATCGATTCGTATTCTCAACAAATTACTTATTTCGCATTTGCGAAAAATAGGAGAAAAGAAATGCCGCAAGGAAAACTCGGAGACATTTCACCAGGCGCTTTTATTCTCGATTACGGCGATTCGCCGCATGAAAACATTGAGATCAGGCCGACGCTCGGAACTCTTCAGATTAACATTGAGGAAGGAACCGCTGACGTCTTTGAAGAAGAGTTCGGCGACGCTCCGGTTGACACCGCTTCGAAAGGAACGGTCATCACAATCGACGCGCCCTTCACTCGCCTTTCGGGAGATCAGCTGAAGCAGATCTTTCCGAACAAATTCGAGGTTCAATCTGCCGACGAATTGATTCTCAAGAACTGTGCCGGATATTCTTATTTTGAGAACAGCGTTCCGGCCGTCATCCTTCCGCTGGTCTGCAATGCGCTAGTAACTGACCGTTCTAAATGGGTCTATTTCTGGCATGTTCATCCGGTCATGGCCTTTTCGCTCGGATATGACAGGGAGAATCAACGCATGTATAGCGTGAATTTCAAAGTTTATCCGGTTCAGACCGTGGTCAGACGCGGCCAACTTTGTAAATGGGGAGTTTAATTAATGACGGAAGATCTGATAACGCTTGACAATCAAAAGAGCATACTTCCGCCGATCACAATTTCTGTGAGAGTTAAGGAAGCCAAAGATCTCGTTCGGTTCACTTGCCGCCGGCTCGTTCGCGAGGTTATGCGGCAGCACTATGAATGGGAAGCCGAAATGAATGAAGCGTCAAAAGCTGGCGATGCGAACAAAGTGGATGAGCTTATTTATTCGCACCTCGCTTTCATGTTTGACATCGAGCCGAAAGTTCTCGAAGTATTCGAATATGAACAAATTCACCTTGCAATGAATAGACTCGTTTTTAAAATCGCACGGAGAAAAATCGATTCAACAAACGAATTTCTTGATGAGCAGAAAGCCGAGAAAAAAAAAATGAACCAGCCGAACAAAGTTATTCCGAAAAAACGAGGATCGAAGAGCACAACTGGCGCTTCAGGCTTAAAAAAATAGCGTTCACTTTTCCGAACTTCTCAATCACAGAGTTGTTGAATCTCGATCATCGAGACGAATTCTTTTGGTATAATGCCGCGCTCGAGAAAGAGCTTCTTGAAGAGTACAACACGTTGATCGGACGGCGGATTGCAGCTTCATTTGACAACAAGCCGACTCATCAGCGATTATTACAAATAAACTTCGAACTTCAAAAGCTGAGACTCGATGACTCAGATCTTGAGTGAAGGAGAAAGAAAATGGCTGGAGCATTTGTCGCCGGCGCAATCGTCAGCAGCTTAATCCTCGATACGAAGAAATGGTCTTCGTCTGTCTCGAAGGTCAATGCCGATCAGGCGAAAATGGCCGGTATGTCTCAAAAGACAGCGACCAAATTCAAAGCGGTCGGCGCCGGAATGACTATCGTCGGCGCAGCTATTGTCGGCGGAATGGGGAAAGCCATCGCTGCCTTCGGAGACTTCGACCAGGCGATGACGGAATCGACGTCGATCATGGGAGATCTCTCTCAGGAAATGCGCGACGAAATGGCACAGACCGCGCTCGATATGTCCGGCAAATCGGCATTCGCGGCGAAAGATCTCGGCGAAGCTTATTACTTCCTGGCGTCCGCTGGTCTCGATGCTGAAAAATCAATTGCAGCTTTACCAGTTGTCACTTCATTTGCGACGGCTGGCGCGTTCGATCTGGCGACGGCAACGGATCTTCTGACCGACGCGCAAAGCGCTCTCGG